AAGCAAGAGTATGAAAAGAAAAAAACAAAAGAGTTAGAGAAGGAGATTTCCAGATGTAACAATATCCAGATGGCAAGAAAGATACAAATCAATAGTTTGTACGGTGCGATTGGAAATGAATGGTTTAGGTATTATAAACTTGAGAATGCTGAAGCAATTACTCTTTCGGGGCAGGTTGCGATTCGTTGGATTGAGAATAAGATTAATGCCTATCTAAATAAGATTCTTAAAACCGAGGATGTTGATTATGTGATTGCGGTAGATACTGATAGTAATTACCTAAATATGGGACCTCTGGTGAATGCCGTATATAAGGAAAAGAAAAAAACTACCGAATCTGTTGTTTCTTTTCTTGATAAAATCTGTAAGACGGAAATTGAAAAATACATTCAAGGTTGCTATGAAGAATTAGCAGAGTATATGAATGCCTACGACCAGAAGATGATTATGAAGCGGGAGAATATTGCCGACCGTGGAATCTGGACTGCGAAAAAGCGTTACATTCTAAATGTCTGGGATAGTGAAGGTGTTCGTTATGCCGAACCCAAACTTAAAATGATGGGTATTGAGGCGGTTAAATCCTCAACTCCTTCTCCTTGTCGCAAAATGATTAAGGATGGGTTAAAGATTATGATGAGCGGAACCGAAGATGAGGTAATTAAGTTTATTAATGAATGTCGGCAGGAGTTTAGAACTCTTTCCCCGGAGCAAATTGCTTTTCCCAGAACAGCATCTGATATAAGGAAGTATAGTTCTCGTAATGAAATATACTCAAAAGGAACTCCAATTCATATTCGTGGTTCTCTTTTGTTTAATCATTATATAAAAGAAAAAAAACTTACTCATAAATATTCACTTATTAATAATGGAGAGAAAGTCAAGTATATTTTCTTAAAAAAACCGAATACTATACGAGAGAATGTCATTTCCTTTATTTCTGATTTTCCTAAAGAATTGGGACTTGACAGATATATTGATTATGAACTACAATTTGAGAAGAGCTTCCTGGACCCACTTAAGTCTATTTTAGATTCGATTGGATGGAAAACAGAACATACAACAAACCTTGATTCATTTTTTACCTAATGAACCTGCCAATTAACCAAAAAGAACTTGATACGATTATTAGTGCTATGAGATTGGGTGGAGATGTTTCCCTGTATCAAAAACTTTGGCGATATAAGATGAATTATGACAACAAACAAAAACAAAAGGAGGAATGAATTGTGGATTTTCTTAAAGATATTGTAAAGGAGATTGGAGGAGAATATACTCAACTCGCATCAGAGATTGATGAAACTGAAACTTATGTGGATACGGGTTCATACATTTTTAATGCTCTTGTATCCGGTAGTATATATGGTGGTGTATCTGGTAATAAGATTACTGCTATCGCGGGTGAAACTTCTACGGGAAAAACTTTCTTCAGTCTCGCTGTTGTTAAGAACTTTCTTAATACTCATCCTGATGGTTACTGTCTATACTTTGATACTGAATCTGCTATTACCAAATCACTATTGGAGTCTCGTGGGATTGATACAAATCGTTTGGTGGTTGTTAATGTAGTCACGGTTGAAGAGTTTCGCACCAAGACACTCAAGGCAGTTGATATTTACCTGAAGAAAAAGGAGGAAGAAAGAAAACCTTGCATCTTTGTATTGGATTCCTTGGGAATGCTTTCTACAAATAAAGAGATTAATGATGCTCTCGCGGAAAAGGATACTCGTGATATGACAAAGGCACAACTGATTAAAGGTGCCTTCCGTATGCTGACTCTCAAATTGGGTCAGGCAAATATTCCTATGCTGGTGACAAATCACACCTATGATAGTATGTCTCTTTATGGTGGAAAACAAATGTCAGGTGGTTCAGGATTACAATATGCTGCCTCTACAATCATCTATCTTTCCAAATCAAAAGAAAAGGATGGAACAGAAATAATTGGAAATATCATTCGTGCGAGGACTCAAAAGTCCCGTCTAAGTAAAGAAAATCAAGAAGTTCAAATTCGGTTGTTCTATGATGAACGAGGTCTTGATAGGTACTATGGTCTTCTTGAACTTGGTGAATTGGGTGGAATGTGGAAGAATGTTGCCGGACGATATGAAATTGATGGCAAGAAACTCTATGCCAAAGAAATCCTAAAAAATACCGAAAAATATTTTCCACCAGAAGTAATGGAAAAACTTGATGTAATTGCTAAGGGTAATTTCAGTTATGGAGCATGAAAAATATTCGCATTATAAAAACTAATGTAAATGTCTCTAAAATATTAGAACAACTTAAGGAACATCCAGAAGATTGGGGTTCTCAAAAAAATATTAAAGATGCGGAACAATTAGACCCCACAAAATATACAGTTACTGTGGATGTCCTACAACTTATCGTGGGTGGAGTTGAGAATGAAGGTCAATATGTTGGAAATACAGAAATATGTATCAAAACCCCGGCATATGAAAAGCATACAGAGATTCTTAATTACTTAAGTAAGTATTTTAAGAAACTTCGTCGTTGTGCTTTTCTGGCACTTCCAGTTGGTGAAATTGTGGGTTCTCATATCGACGAAGGAACATATTATCTTACAAAAGACAGATATCACCTTTCCATTCAGGGAAAATACGAGTATAGTGTTGGGGACGAAACCATAATTGTAGAACCCGGAACACTCTTCTGGTTTAATAATAAACTGCCTCATAAGGCAGTTAATATTGGCGACAACGTTAGAATTACTTTTGTATTTGACGTTCCGCATCATAAAAGCAATCTTTGAATAAAATAATGGAACGACTTGAACTTACAATTCTTAAAAACTTAATATTTAATGAGGACTATGCCAGAAAAGTTATTCCATTTATTCAACCGGAATACTACGAACAAAGAGTAGAAAAAATAGTTTTTGAGGAAATTGTTAAGTTTATTGTTAAGTATGGGTCCTCTATTACGATAGAAGCACTCAATATTGAGATTGATAATCGTAGAGATTTGTCTGAATCTGAAAATAAGGAAATAATAGAATTACTTTCTAAACTTAATAATATTCCTGTTGATGCGAAATGGATTCTTGATGTTACCGAAAAGTGGTGTCGTGACCGTGCTATTTATTTGGCACTTATGGAATCAATTCATATTGCCGATGGTAATGATGAAAAAAAAGGTAGAGATGCTATTCCCAGCATTCTTTCGGATGCCTTAGCGGTATCTTTTGATAATAATATAGGGCACGATTATCTTGTAGATTATGATGAACGTTATGATTATTATCACAAGAAAGAAAATCGTCTTGAGTTTGATTTGGATTTCTTCAATAAAATTACAAATGGGGGAGTTCCAAGCAAGACATTAAATATTTTTCTTGCTGGAACAAATGTTGGCAAAACTCTGGCGATGTGTCATATGGCATCTTCTTTTTTGCTTCAATCCAAAAATGTTCTGTATATTACTATGGAAATGGCAGAAGAAGAAATTGCCAAAAGAATGGACGCTAATATGCTAAACGTCGCTATTAATCAATTGGAAGATTTACCAAAATCTACTTTTACTAATAAGGCATCTAAACTCGCAGAAAAAACAAAAGGAACTTTAATTATCAAGGAGTATCCAACTGCCTCCGCACACTCCGGGCATTTTAAGGCACTTCTAAATGAACTCGCTCTCAAAAAATCATTTAGACCCGATGTTATTTTTGTTGATTATATTAATATCTGTGCGTCATCTAGATTTCGTGCCGGAAGTAATATCAATTCTTATAGCATAATTAAATCAATTGCCGAAGAACTTCGTGGTCTCGCTGTGGAGCACGATGTTCCAATTTTCAGCGCCACACAGACGACACGTAGCGGTTTTAGTTCATCAGATGTTGAAATCACGGATACTTCAGAATCTTGGGGACTTCCTGCGACTGCAGACTTTCTTGTTGCTCTTATCAGCACCGAAGAATTGGAAGGATTAAATCAAATTATGATAAAGCAATTAAAAAATCGTTACGGTGATAAATCAATTCTCAAGCGTTTTGTTGTCGGTATTGACCGCGCTAAAATGAGACTTTATGACGTAGAACAGTCAGCACAAAAAGACATACTTGACAGCGGGCAGGAAGCGGAGTATAATTACGAAGAAACAAAACCAAAAAAATCATTCGAGGGATTTAAGTTTTAGTATGGCACAAAAAGTAGATTTTAATAAGTATCAAAACTTTGTAGATGCAGTAACATCTGATGCGTCCAAAGATTTTCTTGCTCTATCTGATCGTATGGTTCAATTGGATGAAAAGGGTGCCAATATTGAGCGTCT